AGTCCCTAGCGGATACAGTCTTGATTGCCTGCTTAGACTTGGGGTCAACTAAACGCCACTGGTCATCATTCTTAACGGCTGTAAGAAACTCATCTGTGATTGTAATACCGTTGTGTAGGTTAAGACACTTACGGTTTAGATCACCACCAGTGGTCTTACGCATAGCAATAAACTCCTCCACCTCTGGGTGGCTGATGTCCATGTACGCTGCATATGACCCCCTACGGGTTACACCTTGGTTGAAGGCCAGCATCTGACTGTCCACTACGTGCATGAAAGGGATGCTACCAGTAGACTGACTGCCGTTAGCAGTAGAAACGCCGTTGCTTCTAACATCACCCCAATATCCACCCAAGCCTCCACCTCCACTTGCCAACCAAATGTTCTCATCATAGTGGTCAGATAGGCCACGCCTTGAATCAGGAACATAATTAAGAAAACAGCTAATAGGGAGGCCACGAGTGGTTCCCCCGTTGCTAAGTATAGGAGTGCTAAAACCGAACCAACTCTTACTTGCGTAGTCGTAAAGTCGCTGTGCAAGATTGTAGTCAGTATGTCCTTGATACGTTGCACCGTAGACCGATGCTCTGGCGAAGGCTTCTTGGGCATGTGTTTCATCTTTCCAAAGGTATCTATCTTTTATTGTTTCCAGAGAAAAATTATTAAGAGTATCTTCTAAATCGTAATCAATCTGAATCCCTAGATAATCCTGCTTGCCAATTTTTGATGTCATACTCATCATCCTTTTCATTTAACTGCTCTTTTCTGTAGCCCCTAGTCCTAGCTTTATTCTTGGACTGTTTCTTTTTATTAAACCTAGCAACCCTCTCAGCTTTTCTATCGTAGCTGCTCACTTGGATGCTCCAATAAATAATTAATTAACTTTTCTTCGTACCAACGAGCCTTACGCAGATCTTCTACAGGTTTACCCTTGTATCTAAACCTCCACATGTACTTCAAGGCATTTCCGCGTAAGTACCCAATGTACTCATCATGGGTCAGCATACCTTGGATAGCTTCAATACATTCCATACTGCCATTGTTGTAATGCTCTGGTCGGTTAACTACATCGTAGCTCTTAGCCATAGCCTCCTCAGAGAACCTTGGATGGTGGTTGGGTTCGTTGTCTTCGTCATCATAGTAGAAATGTTCTTTGGGTGCAGCGTCTTCTATAGTCTTAAATGCCATTCTATTCCATTCCTGTGGAGTGATATTATCAATACTCATTGCATTTCCAAATCAAGCTTGTCATTTCTCTTCTTGTAATCTTCAGATTCTCTGGCTTTAGGATCAATCCAACTATCTGGTATTGTTTCTTCACTAAACCATCTGAAGCCGTTAGCCTCTGCCCATTCCGCATGAGATCTTTTAGTGCCGTCCTTACGGCGCTTGGCTCCCGGCATAGGGGCTGAAGGATTAGCAAACAAGAATACCAGTTCAGTATTTTTAGGCAAGATCTTTTTAACCCAGATGTACTTATTGTACTCTTGGAAGTCCCAGAACCTTCCCTTAGATTCAAGCAGGATCTTCTTTCTACCTATCTTTCTAACAAAGTCAGGCTCGTATTTATGCTCTATAATATAAGGAACTAAATCTGTATGGTGTTCCCAATCTTTTAAAATAGACTCATGTAATAACATTTCCCAGATAGAATCGTATTTATTACCGTCTTTTTTTACAAGCTTTGGGCGAGGTACTCTAGGTTTGCGCCAACCGCTAGGGGCTTTCTTTTTAGTACTAATGACTTACTCCCCGCTTTGCATAGTTTTCTAAATCAGACATAGTTGTATCTTCTATCCGCAAACCAAGCTTAACAAACTTTTTGAGTTGTTTCCTAACCCACTGAGGGCTGTAGAAACTTAGTCTTATAGAGTTGTTAGCATAAAAGTAATTAGCTTCAGGCAAGTATTGCTTAAAATTATTTTTATTTATTTTATCATGATCTTCTTCAGGCACTAGAGTTTTCAACCAATCAAAAAGTATTGCGTCGGCTTGGCGGGATATTTTCTTACATACTTTAGAGTTCATCAGTAATCTCCGTAACTCTTGGGAGAGATTTAACTTCTGTCATGTACACAGGCCCCTTGGCATAACTAAATACCCGTAAGCCTTTTCCATTATTAGCATCAGCGTAGCAATCGAACTTGTAAGAGCAGTAATTACAGCCCTTATTAAGCTTCATATTGCCTGATTTACCATCAGGGGTGGGACTATAACATCTCTCTGGCGGGGTGTCAATTGACAAAGTTGAAAGTAGTCTATCTATTGTAGAGCTTATATTGATTTTGTCAAGCTCTTCAGGTTGGAAAAAAGCTAACTCTCCTGTCTCTTTGTTTATAACAAGAAAACCTCCGTTGTCTGTACCTTCAGCTTCTTCATAACCAGATAGCTGGGCTATGTAACCAAAGGGATCGTCCTCTGGTAGGGTACCATTAGAGAATTTCTGAAAGGCCCTGCCAGAAGCCGTCTTTATATCCACTACCTCACCATCTATCTTACAGTCCATATGACCAGATATGCCCTTAACCTTTACTTCTTTTTGACAGTCGCTGACCTCGTGGCCTGCGATCTTAACCAAGAAAAGTAGCACCTCTTCTAGTATATGACCATACATAAACTTGATGAAGGTGGATGGTTCTATACTTCCTCTTCCACTAGCGCCAGCTTTGTTCTCATACCATAGTTGTCTAGCAGGACGGCCCACGTTAGACATTCTAAGTGTAAACTTTTTGTTCCTTTCAGGCACATTCTGCCACTGCTTAAATACAGCTTTTATATTATCTCCCAATTCGTCTATTAGCTCGTCGGGTATATCTATACTATTGCCGTCACAAAGAGGCTCCAGTGTATCGTATATATCTGATACAAGGTTATTCAAAGAGTTCAAGTTGTTCTCCAGCAGGAAATAATTTATCAAGTTCGTCAACGGCTACATTGGCTCCCATGTAGAACCACTCGCCTCTGCGTCCACGCCCCTCAACAGTCAAAGCTTCGTGAGCTTTAGCTTCGGCTTCGCGCCTGTTAGAAACTTTATAAGACTTTATAAGTGAATAGTTTCTATAGGGAGATCCAGTTTGAAATTGTTTTATCCTATCTTCAGCGTCAATAGCCATACCAACCTTGACCCAGCCCGGAAAAACTGGATTGTGCATTATATAAATAAAACCGCTTTTAATGGTTTCATACCCTTTTAGAGAACTAAATGCTGCCTCGCCTAAAGTTTTATATCTTCCCGGCTTGTGAAGCGGATGTAGTTTAGATATTTCTTTTCCGTTTACCCACATCCTTCGGGCATCCCTAGCCTTAACAGTTGCAGGATTGTCTTTATAGTAATAAGGCTTACCTGTTTTTGGATTAATTTTATTTACCATTCTTCCCAACCTCCTAGTTCTGACACCCACATATTTTCGGTTACATACACCCAGCGAATTCCATTTTTATCTATTCTCCAGCTTTCAGGGCCGTAATCATAAGCTAAGAAAAGTTCACTTGCCTCGCTGTCTTTTAATCTAAAATATATTTCCTCTTCTTCTATCATCTCAGGCATTAGTGTGTCTCCGACCAGTTGCTTCCGACATTATACTCTCCATCTAGTGGACAATTTAAATTAAGTTCGATACCTGCTTGAATAATTGCTTCAACACCTAAGTTACCTACAGTGTCTGCACACATTTCTTCTGCTTCAATCTGCCATTCATCATGTACATTAGCAACAAAGTGAGCGTCCATGTCTTTGATTTTTTCATTAAAGATCATTAAGGCTTTCTTCATTACAATAGCTCCAGCACTCTGAAGTAAACTATTAAGTGCTGCGTGGCTGGATCTTACATAAACTTTACGTCCATCTAGTCCTTTGAGGTATCCTTTTGAAGACGCTGCTGTAACTCTAGTCGTAAGAGCTTTGAATGATGGAAGATTATCGAAGAATGATTTTCTAAGTCTTGCACCAAGCTTTGCACCTCCTCCAGCCACTGTTCCAAGCTTTTCATTTCCTGCTCCGTATAGGAGGGCATAGATGAAAGTCTTAGCCTGACTTCTTGATTCAAGTCCCGCAGATCTTTGGTTAGCTGTATGGACATCTCCGTTAACGATTTCATTAGTGTAATCCTCATCATTAAGATAGTGAGCAAGCATTCTTAGCTCAAGACCGCTGGCATCAATACCAACTAATTTATATCCTTTTGGAACAGTCCAGCAAGCGCGGCACTCCTTTCCATAAGGAGAACTACTGCTAGGAACCTGTGCTAAATTAGGACTGTTATGTGTCATACGCCCTGTAATAGTGCCATTACTATTAACGAACCCATGCACCCTAGAATCTTCTTCACATTTTAACCAAGACTCTATCTGAGCTATTCGCTTTTGATACATGAGGTAGTCACAGATAAATCCTGCCTCTGGTATGTCTACTTTAGAAAGTATCTTTTCATCTACTTGCGGCTGGCCTGTGGGTGTGAAAACTGTAGGCTTCCATCCAAACTCAATTAGATACTCACCTATTTGTTTTCTAGATCCTAGATTAAAGTCCGTTAGTTCAACACGGGGTATCTTTACATTACGACCACGAGTATTTACAGCTTCTTCCATCTGACTAAATTCAAGAGGGTTGAGCCTGCTTTTCTTTCCAAAGTTAGTAACACATGTCTTCAAAAGCTTATCAGTCTTTGAAAACTGTGGGTACAAATAGGTGGTCTGCTTCTTTGGAAGAAATCTTTCATGTACCTTACTGACTACCTCATCCATTTTAAAATTAAGTTCTGCCAATAATGACTGTGCTTTGGGTAGATCAAGCATGAAACCTTTGTCCCGTTGCTTGCAGATTACCTTGTATGTTTCCATCTCTATCTGCACTGACTCAGGACTGAATCCTTTACTAAGCCTTTTTAATTCTTCAAAGACTCTAAAATTTAGCCTGACATCTTGGACACAGTAATCAATCATCTCCTGAGAGAAAGTATCATACTGGTCGAACTCAATCTTAGGAACACCTAAAGCGTAGCCCCAAGACTCAAGACCGTGACCACCCTCACGTACAGGATTAAATAATCTTGAAAGCACAAGAGTATCTACAACTTTTTTATCTGATAAGTCTGCGTTGGCTAGTCTCTCCACTACAGGTATATCAAAACCTATAATGTTGTGGCCTATCAGTTTATCTGCTGACTCAAGATACTTTATACCCTCGTCAAGGTTCTCATAAGTAAATGTTTTTTCTTCTCCACTATCCACATCCAGTGTGCATATACACCAGATCTTTGTTGCTTTAACATCGTCCGTTTCAATATCAAAGACTAATTGTTTCAAAGTTCTACTTCCTCATCTTTTTCATCTACAAATATTTCATTGAGTCTACCAGTATCCTTATCATAAAGCAAGTGTCCTGCAAGACCTACCTCACCAGTATATCTAGATTTTAAGATACGCATACGAGTTGTCGAAGCCTCAATCGGGTCATCAGATTGTTGATTACGCTCAAGAGCAATAACACAGTCTGATATTTGACCGATACCATTAGAGCCTCTGAGGTGTGACAATGATACTTCAACACCATTTTCGTGACCCTTGTTACCATCGACACGCCGTAAGTGAGATACAAGCATCATTCCAACACCTGTTTCCTCCACCAAGGATCGTAGCCTAGTCATAATATTATCAATAGCTCTACGCTCATCGCCTTCGCCCATAGCTGAAGTCATCATGCCTAAGTGGTCTACTACAATCCACTTACAATCCAGACCAATAATCATGTATCGTAATTTAGAAAACAATTCCTCTACGTCTTGAACGCCAAGGTGAGAGTGTACAATAAGCCTGTGGGCGTTTTCCTTATCATGGAGTTTATCAAAATACTTTGATAGTTCTCCAGCCGGTAGCTCGTCTCTTATTTGTTTTATGTATAATCTTTTGTTAGCCTCAATGGAAAGCAAGCCAAATACTGTTCGCTTCCAGTTTTCTTCCAAGGCCAAGATACCTACGTTATCCTTGGTTGTCTTTAACAGCCAGTGTTCAAGCTCTCTGGTTACGCTAGATTTACCAAGACCTGAGCCGCCTGTCCAAGTAACTAACTCGCCTTGTCGCATACCGAAAAGCTTTTCATTTAGGCCCGTCCAAGGATACGGGATAGATTCCTTTTCATCATTCTTAAAGAACTCTTCCTTCATCTCAGTGATGTCAAGGACACCGGCAGGTGTGTAGGTCTTAGCTGCCCACCATGCTGCCATAAACGCAGCGCCACGGTTATTCTTGAGCATATCATTAGGGTCTTTAAACTCTTCGGGAAGAAGAACTATTTTACTTTTACCCGGACGGAACAATCTAGCAACCTTATGTGCCGCCTCTTTACCTACCTTATCGTTATCAAATGCAATAACAATATTGTCGAAGGATTCAAGGAACTGTAAGTTTTCTTTTACATCTTTTACTCCACCACCAGCGCCGTTCTTAACTGAAACTACAGGCCACTTAGAACCCATCATCTCATAAGCAGCCATAGCATCGCACTCACCCTCTGTAAGGGTTATAAACTTACCTCCGTTCTGCCATAACTGTTGACCAAACAATGTAGTTCCTTTGGGAGATCCTCTCCAAATAAACTCTTTTGTTTTACAATCTCGAACTTTAGTACCAACCATTTCATTTGCAATGTAGTATGGGTACAGATGAGACTTAATAGAACCATCGACATTGGTAGTAGATTTAACACCAAACTTTTTGGCTGTTTCTAATGAGATACTACGGTCTGTGAGGGCCGTAAAAGATCCTTCGTTGTTGTTCATAGAATTGTTTTTGTAAGTCTTAAAATCTTCCACTCTTTCCTCTTGATTATCATAATTTGGTATACGCACATAACAACTGAAACAATATGCAGAACCATCCGCATTTATACTAGCAGCATCACTACTGTTACATAACGGGCAAGGTTGGTGATATTTTACAAATGACATTAACTATCTCCGCATAAAAAGAAGGGGCCGAAGCCCCTTTAACTTAGTCAAGACCAGAGAGTTCTAGTTCTAGTTGATCATCAGGTTCATCAACCATACCATCAAACTCTCCTTCAAGTTCCTCAGAGAACTTTACTTCAGCGCCTTGAAGGATAGCTAGTCTGGCCTGTAGACCACCAGCCTCTTCACGCACCATCTGTACAAGACCTACAAGTTGTTGGGCACGATCAGATAAATCTGACACATTGTACTCAACGTCTTTATAGGTCACTGTATTTTTAGCTTCACTCATAGTTCTGAAATCTCCTCTTCATCATCTTCAATGTCGAACTCGTCGCCATCTACAGAATAACTAACAAGCTCTAAAACCTGCATGGCTTGAAAGTCTAATCCACGATAGACTGCACCGCTGCGAGTAACTTCCCAAGGCTTATATTGAACCTTAACTTTAGATCCATTACCCACCTTACAATCCATTGGTCGCTTTTGAGCATCCAATAGTTTTGGTGCGTTACGAATCATACCATTAGGCCCATTTACCTTACGCTTTACAACTACGGTAGGCCCTTCTTCTTTATCAACAACCTTGATACCCTGAGATCTAAGCTCATCAGCTTTTTCTTCAGACACTACCAAGTTTACTGTGTAGACAGGCTCGAAAGTTGTATTAGGGGAAGTAACACTAGCCCAATAAGCTATGCCTTCTAGTACCATTTATATACTCCTATGTTTTTGGTTTGTTGACGATACATGATACACACCAGCTTGTCAAGCATAATGTGCTGCCCAATTCTTGGGTCTTTTCTTAACATCCCTACTAGCATGACAACGTGCTGCATACCAGTAAAGATTGTTTAGATCTTCTTTAAGTTGCCTCATACCTAGAGTAATTTTACCACGACCAAACTTGGGAGTTACTATACCTCTTTTATTTCCAACTTTTACAGTACACATACGCCATCCGTCAAGATAATACCAAGTATCGAACTCGTCACTACGCTTAGGATTTAGCAACATTTGTTTTAATTTTAAAATATCTTCTACCATTCGCCTAGCCTATCAATAAATTCAGGAAATAAATTAGAAAGATCATCGTCAGTTATGCGCCAGCTATCTACTTCGGAACAACGCTCCTCAACAAAACTTATAAATCTAAATTTAATTTTTTCTGAAGGTAGTGGAGCGCCTAAACGCATAGCAAATAACTGGCACCACCAATCATCCACCATACTACAGAACTCTTCCCTAGTATCAGTAGCACTCATTCCTTGTTTCCTCCTGTACATCTAAATAAATTTTAACAAAGTCTTTTACAAAATCACCATGTCTTAAAAGCAATCCTACTGCTTCTTCTTGCATCTCATCATTGATTTCTTCATAGCCACAATAAATTGCAGAGTGACAAAGAATATGATTTGATATATCAATTAAATTTTGCACTATCTACACCCAGACCTTCTAATAATTTCTTTTACCATCCTGCGTGGTTTATCCACCTTAGCAGAGATTTGGGCATTCGTAAAGCCCCTTCGATACAGTTTTATAATTTCAACTATGTGTGGTGCGGGTTCTGATCTTGCGCCGCTGGGCCAGTTTCGTTTGGAATACATTTTATCTAGAGCGTTGTGATAATCTTTAAGAGATCTATAAAATATATCACTCATACTTAACTCCCATCCAACGCATGTCTATAACTTTTGGTTTGTAATTAAAATAATACTCAGTGTACCCAGCCAGTGAAGTCTCACGCTTACACTCATCAGGCATACACTGTGGTGGATCAGTCCATTCAATATCTGGCACAGCTTCAGGAGGATTCTTGAGAGCTTCGGCGCACTTAGTAATGGTCATATGTACCTTACCATAGCGGCTAGTGTATTCCTCACCCAAGGCTATCATGTGATCCCAGAGCCACTGATAATGTTTCTTGTTAGTGCGAGTCCAAACAGTGCTGGGATGATTTTTATGGGCCAGCTTGTAAGGTACATTACCGTCACCCTCAACATGGTGTGCAGCACAGAGCATTTGTGCAGATTCTAAAATCATTTTAACTACATGTTTATCACACTGCATTTGTGCAGCCTTGACAGGGCAAGTATCAATATAAAATATGTTCATGCAGTTTCCTTATTCCAAAGAAGATCATTGTGCA